GATTTCCAGATCGTCGGCGACTGTTGGATTATTGATAGTGAAGACGAAATTTCTTGACTTGGACATTTTGAGGTTTTTTGACTGGCACACTGGTTTTATTATTACCCAGTGTGACTGTGCCCGTGCCAACGAGCACTACCCCCGATGTCCCATACGGACATTTTTAAATACGAATTATTGTGTCCGGACGGAATAATTTGTACGATTCATTTTTGAATTGGATGCGTGAGCAACTGATTACTAGAAGTAATAGCGTCTACGGTAGACCGTTAAACCCGACAATAGGACGTGCTATGGCAAGATATGCTGCTCAGAGAGCCCGTAATACGTTGATATCTGGTAGAACCAGATTGTCTCGTGGACGTACGAGATCTTACACTCGATATAAGAGACGCACTAAAAGCGGACTCGGTACCTTGGGAGGTACAAATGCTGATTCACGTTTGGTTTATCGCAAAAAGCGGATGCCAACTCGTAAGAAGCGACGTTGGAAAAGTTTTGTAAAAAAGATTAATGCTGTAGCGGAGCGTGAGCTTGGTACACGAACAGTGTTATTTAATGACCAACTGTTGTTAACAAGTACTGCTGCTGGGAAACAGTTGTGTTTGAGCTTAGCTCTGTACTCTTGTAATAATTCTGATGCCAATAAGACTTGGTTGAAGGATTTGGATCAAATTGTAAAGCTGGAGAATACAGCTAATTCTACAGCTTTAAATGGTGAGACAGTTGATGATACTACTAAGTTTATGTTTCATTCCGGTATAATGGATATCACATTGCGGAATGTTAGTGGTTACCATGAGACCTTAAACGGACCTATTATATTGGATGCCGCTGCGCAAATGGAAGTGGATGTGTATGAGATTTATGTTCGTAAAGCTGTGAAAACGAATTCGATAGATAATAAGGACTTGTCCCAGTTGTTTAATTCGAATGACAGTAAGGAGATTGGAGGTACTGGTACTGGAATTGAAATTCAAGATAGAGGTGCAACTCCATGGGAGGTCCCTCATAATTTTGGTCTTTATGGAGTAAAGATATATAAGAAGACGAAATATTTTATTCCTAGCGGGCAAACGATTACTCATCAATCGCGAGACCCGAAAAGACATGTTGCTTCAAAGAAGACCATTACAGAGAATGATGGATTCAATATGCCTGGTTGGACAAAGCATCTTTTTATTATTGGAAAATTAGTTCCAGGCTTGACTATTGGTTCTGGTGCAAATGAATATGCACAACGCTTAGCACTTGGATTAACAAGAAAGTATATGTATAAGGTGGAAGGGATGAATGATTCAAGAGAACGTTTGATTACGAGTACTGTGACTGTAGGAAATCCCAGTTAAACGGTAGCACATCCTGGCGCAACAACCCGCCGCTGAGGCGGTTGCGCCGATGTGCGGACACAAAGGATAACGATTACATGACAATATTTTCATGCGTCCGTAGGACGCTAAAAAACATAAGAATGATAATATATTCACTCTTAATTAAAGACTGTTAAATTGGACTACTTTAAATCTACGCCTAATAGGGAGTAAATCTTCATTGTTAGGAAAACATTGTTCAGGAGTATAGTTTGATAGGACAATAATTTTTTGAGGACGAATTTTTTTGATATGAGAACCTTTGACTTCAGGTGAAAACGGATAACGATCAGCCCATATTTTAAGAAAGGATCCCATCCATTTACCAGCATCGGGATTCATTTCTTCAATAGCCACAACATCTTCACCATCATAGCCATCCCACCACTTGTTTAAGGATTTGGCGTAATGATCGGGATATAATGCCCAAAGTCTTCGTGACTTTCCAGTTCCCGTTGGTCCCACCCACCATTCATTTTCAAGTTCGCCATCGATGATGCCACTGCTTCTTCGTCTGAGGTCCAAGATCTTCTTGTGGTGGAGGAAATAGACGTGGGGGTAATCCTCTTTAATTTTTTCGATTTCCCCGTCTTCCGCAAGTCGGATGATGTCCCTCCATTGTTGTTTTTTGTCAATACTCTTTCCCAATAAGGGTTTTTCTCCATATCTAAGATATTATATTAGACATTAAAGCAACTAGTAGAAATACTATTTTCATACTCTTCGAAGTCACCATCTTTGGTGCAGTAGTCGTAGTTTTGTTTAGCGTTACCCTTAGCAACTTCGACGTGGGCCCTAGAGAGTAGACTTGATAGTCGACTACATCGTACTGGATGTGGGAATTGAACGTAGCCTTGATAGTGTGGAGTTCCCAATTCTCCTCTTTCTCGACCGTAAATGAAGTACTTGACATGTTCCTTTAGGAGCTCGATTTCCAGATCGTCGGCGACTGTTGGATTATTGATAGTGAAGACGAAATTTCTTGACTTGGACATTTTGAGGTTTTTTGACTGGCACACTGGTTTTATTATTACCCAGTGTGACTGTGCC